TAGTCATAAAAAACTAGTCGATGTTCTCGACCATCACTCGGGGTTCGATAACGGCGTACTGGCCACGCTCGGAGCACTTGTACTTGGCCACGATATCGCGGTTGAAGTCGTCGGCGTTGCCGGCCGGCGCTTGCGTGACCGTGATCGGCCAGTTCTCCATGTAGCGGGCGTACTTTGCGGGGGCACCTAACCACCAATGCTGGTCATCGGTCGTGCGGGTCGCCAGCATGTTGCTGGTAAGAATCTGGTACTTTTGCGGGTACGGATTGGGGGCACGAGTTTCGGTCAGGTTGCCGGACGTTGCGTAGCCACCGGAATGGACGACGATCTCCGTCGCGTTCATGATGCGGCGGGCCGTCTCTTCCAGTTCCTTGCAGACAATCAGCGTCGTGGGCTCGATCATGACCGGCTCACCCGTGTTCGGGTCCGTGATCGCGTTGAATACCTGGTGCGCAATGTCGATATCGCTCCAGTCCACCAGCACATTGGCGGCGCCGGTGACGTTGATCCAGGGCGTCGTCGCCTGGTAGGTTGCGTAGACGGTTCCGCGCCACTTGTAGCGGTGCGCCGTGGTGTTCTGATCCACGAGGCAGTCAATGGCCCGCTTCTCTTTGTTGAGCATCAGCGAATTGCCGACCTCAGAGCACTTCTGCAAGAGCTGGCCCGTGCGATCAAAGAAAATCGCCTCCTTGGTGACCGGGACGATGAAGCCGCGCTTCTTGGTTTCGGGCGTCTCGATGTAGTCCTCGCTCGTCCCCATCAGCGGGTAGTCTTCGTTTTCTCCGACGACTTCCGCCAGGTCTCCCAAATTCGCAATGCCGGCGATCTTCTCACCAGAGAACTGCGTGCTTTGGCTGGGGATCGACTGCTGAAACGGGAAGTCCTCCGGCTTCAAGTCCTGCATCAGCATCGTGTAGACGATCTGGCCGGTGATGCTGGAAAAGTCCGACGAGGTGACCGCGCCGGCCGCTTCGGCCAGCAGGCTATTGGGGCCGTTGCGTGGGTCGAACAGCCGTCGCAGCTCGCGGCCGTCTTCGACTAGCGACTCGAACAAGTCGGCAATCGAAAACTCGTGCGGCTTGATGTGTCCCTTAGAGAGGCCGGTGGTGAATTGCTCCCACCAATCCCACTGGTCGCGGGATTCGCACATTACGTAGCGGCCATGCGAGAGCTTGAACCGCTCGCGGAATCGCGACGTCTTGCTTTTCTTGGCAAGCTCCAATTGGCGGGCAATCTTGATGCCTTGCATGTCTTTATCTACTCCTGAAAATTAACGCACGCGATGCTGCGCCGCGTAAACGTAGTCGGACAGCAAAATTGCATCGTCCGCATGATGGCCTTTGAACACCCAGCCGAAGTCGAGGTCAGTCGCCGTACCGAGCGTGATATCGTGCTTGATCGGCACACCGGCCGACGTCTTCAGCTGCACGCCGTCCACGAACGGTCGCGCCTCAAGCACCGTTGAGCTGCGAGGCTGAACCTCGATACGAAGCACTTGATTCGTGCTGACACTGGATGCCGTTGACGAAATGCTGGCGACGGCCGTGCCGTTGATTTCCGTATGGAACCGCCACAGATCCGAACCGGTAATCTTGTAGATCAGGCAGGCGTCGGTAGCGGTAATCGCACCCGTGGTGTCCGCCACCGAAGTAGCGGCCAGTGCGTCGGCCCAGCCGAAGGCGGCGGAGACGAGCGTCACGTCGCTCGACGGACCAGCGATGTGAACGTGCCCTTCGCAGGCCATCGCCTTGCTGGCCGTGAACTTGAACATTTCATTGGTCGTCGCCAGGACGGCAGCGTCGTTGTCGGCCGTCGAAAATAGCCTGATAACGTGCTCGGCGGTCGCGGGGTTGGTCACCGTACCGGTCCCGGCTACCGCAGCGGTCCACAAGTGGGCCGTGACGTACCATTGAAAGTCGTCGTAGATCGCGACCTCGTCGCGGTTGAAGTAGCGTTCTGGCGACTGCAGGATTTTGGTACCCATCTAATTGGCTCCAAATGGCAAGCGGGTTAGCGGAGCAACGCCGCAAATTTTTCTGGGTTGTCACGCGGGAAGTCGAAGGTCGATTCGATCGCTGCCGGGCTGCGGGCCGGTCGGCCGTTCTCTTCCAGCTTTGGCCACGATTCAAGTAGCTCGCGCTGCTCGTCTTCGTTCTCACAATTGGCCAGGGCCTTCATGCGCGCCGGCGTAGCTTGCCGGCCGGATTCGAGCAGCAGCTTGGATGCTTTCAACTCCGCGTTCTCACGCGAGAGGCTCTCAAAGGCTGCGAGTTTTTCTTTGTCTTCGTCGCTCATGTCTTCCTCGGCGGGGTTGTTGTCTTCCGCTGGGGCATCGGGGTTAGCGTTAGGGGCCGGCGCTACCGGAGGTGGCGTACTCTTGGCCTTGAGGGCATCGCCGAGCATCTGGATTAGCAGCTTTGCCATCGACACAACCTCTTTAGGCAGGTCAACCGGCTTGTCGCCGCTCACGTCGCCCATCGACATCTCGCCGATGCCGTACTCGCCAGCCATCTCGATGAGCTGCTGACGTTCGGGTGATTCGGGAAGTGATTCGATCACGAGGGCCTTGAACGTCTTGTGGACGGACTCGTACATGCCCTTGGTAGTGGCCGGATCGGTAACTAGGTCTACCGAAAAGACCTCACGGATCGACTCGACGATTTCTGTCTCGCCGTCCAGGTGCGATTCGCCTTCGGCAACGTGCGAGAAGCCGACCGCGGTAGGGAACTTCTGAGCGGCTTCGATGATGCCCTCGAAGTAATCGCCTTTTTGCCGCAAGTGCAGGTCGGCATAGATGCCCTTGCCTTCGACGTAGCGCGGGTTTTTGAAGACCCCGCTCCAGGCCGAGAACTTACGATCTTCGCTCAAGCGTTCGCGGTCAGGATGATCGACGTAGCTTTTTACTCCGTCGTACTTCGAGACCGCCTCCCGCATGGCGTCTTTGGCGTAACGGCGTTTATTGCGGCTCGATTCACCGAGCACCTTGACGCCGTAGAGAATGCCGCTCTGGGGATCGACGCGGTCGATCGCTTCCTGATAGACTGTTTCGACGAGCTTCGTCACGAAAAACCCTGCGCAAAGGGGTGCAGCCCTCTGCACAGGGTTGTGGGGGTAGACCGTAGCCTACAATTGAACTTTACCCGACTTTCCTAAGCCATCGCGGCCCCTATTTGATAGTCAATATCAGACTGAACGCTCTTTTTTCCAGCGATGCTTGCAGGCTACGCAGTGGAATCGCCTGAGCTTTTCTTCGCTATGAGTAACTTCCGTATCGTCGGAATTGCACTCCGGGCACGCTGGCGCGGGGTAGCGTTTCTTGATCGCCCTGCGTCCGTTGCGGATTTTTCGCTCGTCGGCCACGGTACTCAAGAATCTTCCTCCACAATCACCTGCGGCTGCAGGAAGCATCTACAGTTGGGATGAGCTGTCGGCCCAGGCCCCTCGGGAAATACCTGCGACCAGACGGATTCGGGCTGGCCTTCAAGCGGGCTGCAGCGGGGACAGACCCGATTATCTCGCTCAGTGCGCCAGATTAGCTCCAACGTCACTCGCTGCCCGGCTTCGTTCGTGATTCCGCCCCTTCCGATACGTTCTGCGGCGTCTCGCTGACCGGTACTGAAGGCCGTAGTCGTCTGGTCGGCCGCAATCGTCGCCCGCCGGTCTTGGGTGAATACATCATCCAGAGCTTGGTCAATTCCTTCGTCCGTAAGCTCGCCAACATCGCCAGGTCCAGAGGCCTTAGCATCTTCGATCCTCCTACCTAAGCGGTTGCGTAGCGTGTCGACGGTTTGGGCTGCGGTCCGCTGTACCTGCTGAGCGGCCGATAATGCCGCGTCGGTTTGGCTCGCCCGGCGCCGCTTCGTTACGCCCTGCTGCCGGACCTCCTCCGTCGTCCACTCGTCGGCGGCTAGGATCAAGAGCATTACGGCGGCCACCTGCTCGTCCTCGATCTCGCGTTGTAGTTCGGTCCAGAACTCCTCGGGGATATCCTGCACGCGGCCGTAGCGCTCGATCTGAGCTTGTACCCGCGCGCGGTGCCTCTTATCGAGCTTGGCCAGAATGCCTTGCATGTTTTTCTCGCCAGCGGCGCGGAGGTCGTCAATCGGAGGCATTACATTAACCCTACTAGCAGCAAGAGCTCGTCTTCGTCGCGAGCAATAAATACGCGGTCTTGGCTGACTGGCTCTTTAGGTATCGCTTTCGCAGGCGATTTGGCCCGCGGCCTGGGAGGATCAGGTAGCGGCGGCCTGTCCGTCGCATAATGCACCAGCTCACTAGGATAGAATCCGCGTCGTGATCGCCGGCTCCGAGCGCCTCCGCCATATTGCCGACTGCCACCCCCGAAGTCGATCACCGGCGGGATAACTGGCGGCGTATCTTCGCTAGCGGTGACCGTAGGCGCAAAGAGCGTAATTACCAGCGTTGCTGTCGGGGGCTCTACCGTTACGCTGTTGTCCGTCGAGACAGTCGGCGCAAATCCCTGTGTTACCAGCGCAGCGGTACTGGGCGTCACGACTACGTGGGCTGTCGCCGATACGGTCGGGGCGAAGCCTTGCGTCGTTAATGCGGCCGTACCGGGTGTGACAACGATATGCCCGGTAGCTGTCACCGTTGGGGCGAAGCTGCTTACTACCAGCGCCAGTGTCGTCGGGGTCACTACCTGATGGTTTGAGACCGTAACCGTGGGCGCGAATGCTTCCGTCACGAACGCGGCCGTACTCGGCGTCACTACCACATGCTGGGTAGTTGTAACAGTCGGTGCAAAAGTGCTCGTCGTGAGCGCCAGCGTAGAAGGCGTCGCGACCCGCGGTGTCGAGACTGTGGGCGCGAACGTCGTCAACGACAGTGTTGCTGTCGTGGGTGTGACTATGACGTTGCCGCCACCGCCGGTGATGTAGTCGTAATCTCGACCATCCCCGGAGTTATAAAGATCAGCTATCTCATCGGAAGTTAGGACTCGCTTCCAGAAGCCGACTTCGTCGATTAACCCATCCCAAGCGAACGTAATCCATTGGCCGACTCTAAAATCACTATCTACGTCGCGGGTGCCGGTTGACGTTGCTGTTTCATTCTGCGTTCCGGCATTGACGCGAATGAAAATCTTGTTGTTATCTGGGTCATGTCCGGCGACGATGTGATACCAAGTTCCTGTAGATGGGGAGCCTAGGCTTGATGCCTCCACGCTGGTTGCCGTAGCGCTCCCATCCCAGATAAAAAAGTAAAAGCGATCAGCTCCCAGGTCGTAATACAAGAGATATTCGGAGCCAGCCGTTGTCTTGCTGACAATACCCATACTGTCAGCTTTAGATTCCAGGTTCACCCACGCTTGAATCGTAAATGCCTGGTCGCTGCTTAGTGATAAATCGGCGTTGTCGGCTCGCTCAAAATAATTTCCGGTCCCGACTTCAAAATCACGGGCATTACCAACCTTACCGGCGGCTGACCCGACCGATGACACATCTGTCAGGTCGTTAGACCCGTGCGCATCAATAGCATTGCCGGATGACTCGTCGAGCGGCCAGTAGGCGATGAGGTCATTGTCGAGGGTGCTGCCGCTGACTGTGACGGTGGGGGCAAACGTGGTAATCGTTAGCGAGCTAGTGCTCGGTATGACCACTAATTGGATGACGGGCGAGAAACTCGCAGTCGTCAGAGCCAGCGTCGTCGGTGTGACCGTGACATTGCCGCTACTGACTGTGACTGTCGGGGTCTGATCGTAGGCAGCGAACGCAGTCCCGTTGTCCGTGGCCCGCAATTGGATCGTGTCACCCGAGGCTACATCGGCTGAGCGGATCTGAACGCAGAATTCCGCTTCAGCGTGACCCGAGGCGGCCACGTCCATTGAGGAGCCGCCCGCCTGGCCGTTCGCCTCGTCAAAGCCAGTCGCACCTTGAAATGTGCCTGTACCTACCGTCAACTGGTCGGTCAGATTGGCAGCGTCGGCCAGGTTGGGCGAAGCGGTGGAACGGACAACCGAGCTAGTGCCGGTGACGTTATTCCAACCCAGGGTATTTCGGTTGTACTGGAGCTGCCAGACTTTGTTGGCACCAGCGCAGGCGGCGGTCTCTTGAATCTCCAGGCGAATGCGGAGGTTGGTATCCTTGGCGAAGTGGAAGTTGGTGTTTTCGTTGGCCTTCCACGTCGCGGTCGTCTCGTTGCCGTCGTCGTTCCGGCCGCGAAATGCCTTCTGATTCCAGGCTGCTGTGCAACTCATGATGCAGCCTCCTCAAGCGGGAGGTCATTCATCGCCTTAGACATGACGTCGCGAAACTGTAAGTCGCCAATCATGCGGCCAAACTTCACGATCTTAAAGCCGGGACGGGCCAGGTAATCCCATAAGCCGAATAAGTCCGAGCCGTACCAGCGGCCGTCGTCGTACCAGTAGTAGTCCGCCGCGTGTGCCAAGCGTCGCCGGTTGTCGTCGTCGTACCAGGCACAGCACATGACGTTGGTCGTCGGGGCAAATGCGGGGGTGCCATCCTCGTTTGAGAACGTCGTTCCATCGCCGTAGTACAATCGCCAACGAATCATGCCAGCGTAAACGCTCCAGAGGCGTTGGCTGCTACCGTGAGTGTGTTCCCATCCGTCGCTGTTACATCGGCAGGCGTCGAGTCCAAGAGGCAATAACAGAGCACGTTGCCGCTAACCTCGTAGATCACAGCAAATCGGGCTGTAATTGAACCGCCGCTCGCAGTCCAAACCGGATCGGTTTGGATGTCTACCGTGACCGTCGTGGTGCCCGAGAGCGTGAGCGTCACCGCGATCCCGCCTGTTGTGTAACCGTTGTTGTTAGCGTGCTCGTTTGTCACGCCCGCATAGGTTGTGCTCGCCGCCCCGATGTTCGAGGTCGACAGGAACAGCGCGCATTTCCAGGTATCGCTGTTGATGTCAAACGTGCCGTCGATCAGCGACGTGCGTCCGCCGTTGGTAAATGTCCATGCACCGGCAGCCATGTGTTAGGTTCCTTTTTTCTTGCGGACGCGCTTCACTCGCTTGATTAGGCCGCTCGCGTCTCGCTCTGGTTCTAGATCGAAGTCCTCGGGCTCGGGCACCTGCACCGTTACCGCCGGGGAGGCTACCGATACGTTAGGAGCCGCGACCGTCACTTGCGGCGCAGGCCCCTCGGGGACGTTTACGATAACTTGCGGCGGTGGCATGCTCGACAAGTCGACGTGCAATACCGGCGCGTCGATCTTGGGCGGGTTGATGTGATTGACCACCTGCTGCGGCTGGGATTTCATGGCTTCGATGGCTTCCCGGATTAACTGCCCATTATCGGGCTGCACCGCAACTTCCCGAATCACCTCACGCACCGGCGGGGCTGACTCTTTGTAACTCTCTGCCGATTGCTCCAGCAACAGATCCATCGCCCGGATGGCAAGCGATTCGGTACGGGCTTCGTTGCCGTCGCTCTTGCCAAACGGCAGCTGCTTCTGTCCGCCGCCAAACGGACTGCCGGGCACCTGCACGACCTTCGGCGCCGGCTTGGGCTCCGTAGCCGTGTTCTGCTGCTCCTCGTCGTAATCCAGCCCGCTATCGTTCGCCCAGGTCCGCTTACTCATCACCCCGGCGTCAACCAAAATCTGATTGGCCTGCGCCTGCTGCAGTTTGTCTCGCGAGGCCGGGCTGCTGTACTCGGCGTTGATCTCCAGCATCGCTACGATCTGCTGCCAAGTGCAGCCGCCTAGCTGGTTCATCCGGCAGAGCATCGCGAGTGCTTTCCAGATGAGCCGCTCGAAGCTGCTCGCGTAGGCGCCCTGCTCGCCCTCGCAATACTTCACAAAGGGCGATTCGGCCACGAGCGTTGACGCATAGTTGGCGTTCGACGCATCGCCGGTAATCAGAAACTCAGGCATCGACCAGATGCCGCCCACGATCCGCAGGATGTACTGGCCCACCTCGATGTAGACCGGGCTGTTGAGCGTGCCCATTGGTCCGACGAGCCATTCCATGCCCTTGGGGATGTCTTTGATCGTGCCCGGCTGCACTTGCTGGAACTGGGTCGTCCGCGACGTGCCATCGCTTAGTACCTTCTGATAAGTACCTGTCGCGCTGCCGCTGACCATGTTCTCTACGGTCGATTGCGTGGCGCCCTCCGCGTGCTGCCGGATGCCGACAATAGCGGCAAGGATCGCGGCACCTACCGCTGTGTTGCGGCGGAGCTTGGCTTCGTTCTCCAGGTCGGACAGGACCGGCAGGAAGTCGCTCACGCCAACCCTCGCCTGGTCACAGACGTTGCGCTTGATTTGCTCGATTCGGTTGGCCGGCAGGTAGTCCCATTCGTCGCCGATATTGTCGAACACCGCATGAAAGCCCAGCGGGCGCGCTACGTCGTCGCGCCGGATCGCCGGGTTCCAGACCGTATGCACCCCATGCCACCAGCCATTGATGCGGTGGCCCGTCCCGAGGTGGTCTTCAAGCGGGCGCTTGTTCGCGGGCTCCACGATACAGCCTGGATCAATCGGCTCGATCCGTACGCAATTTCCCTCGGGATAAAGCGCCGGGAAGGCGTCCCCGTCGATACGCGATGTTTCGTGCAGCTGACGATCGAGGTGGCCAACAAAGCTGTTGTATTCCAGCAGCTTGTCGACGGCGGCTTGGACCTGGAACGCAATCGCGGTCGCGGTCGGGTCTTTTTTGAATCGCTTCTTGGGCTGAACGATAAAATCCCAGCCCGAGCCGATGATGTAATCGGTTAGCTTGCGTAGCGCGCTCTTGGCTACCGGGAATAGCTCGCACAAGACCCGCGCTTCGGCCCGTTGGCGCCGCACGTCGAAGGCGTCTTCGTACAGCGGGCGGTAACGCCCTTCGCTACGGTCATCGGGCGAGGTCCACAAGTAAGGCCGCTCATACGGCGCACTCGGCATCCCCCAGGTATCGTAGGCCGGGTATTCGTACCACGGGACCGGAACGGGCTGCGGGGATTCCAAGAGCGCGATCCGCTGCTCCATTACCTTGGCCTCGGCGGTCAGGCGGAGGGTTTCGAGCTTGGTTTCGGCGGCCTTATGGGCTTGCCTAGGTGTGGCTTTTTTCATACGTAAACCCTCTCCTCCACCGGCTCGCTAGCGGCCGTGCCCTGTAGTAGTTCCTCGGTCAAGCGGATGGCCATCTCTAGCGCATCAGGGCCGTCAAAGAACTTGTGTGCCGGGAAACCCTTCAGCTGCTCAACCAACAGCGACGAGCCGGGCGAGCGGCGTATCTTGATGCGGCCCTTGGCTAGCGAAGATGTAAGCGAGCGAATGCGGGTCAGTTTTGGTACGTCGTTGTGGATGCCCCACACCTGCGTCAGCGTCATCTTGGCGCGTGGCAGTGCGGCCTCAAATTGCTCACGCAACAGCTCTTGAAACTGGTTGGTTTCGCAGCCGAAGTGGTCGGGCGCTAAATCGGCCATCCAGTCCACGCCCTCCGCAACAATCTGGCTGCTGGGGCGCCGCGAGATATTGGCGTCCACGTAGTAGTTGCCGTCACGGCCCTTCGCTACGGCCACGAATGCCGAATAGTCGGCCTTGTCGGTCTTGCCAAGACTCGGGTCGAGTGCCACGACAAGCAGGTGTCGCTTATTTTTAGGTGGCCAGTAGTCGGTATAGATGTTCTCGAAATACTCGCGTGGCCATTCTGAGTCCAGTACGTCGGGCGGGTTCTGCTGGTAGAGCGCCTCCCACATCCACGGGTAGCCGGACGCCGTATAGGACCGCTTACGCGCGTCGAGCTTTTCGGCTGACCACTGCTCGGGCCACAACGCCGCGCCATCGTCGGCCAAGGCCGGAAACTTGACAATTCGCCACTTCTCGCCGGTCTCTTCGGCGGTCCGCAGTACCTCGCCGATCAAATCCTTGCCATGCCAGCGGGTGGCCATCAGCACAATCGCCCCGCTCGGACTAAGGCGTGTCTGCGAGGTCGATAGAAACCACTGGTAGAGCTTCGTGCGCATGGTCTCGGACAGCGCTTCCTCGATGTCTTTGAAATAGTCGTCGACAATCAGCAAATCCGCACCGCGGCCCATCACGTCACCGCCAACACCTGCGGCCCGTAAGCCACCGCCTTGTTCCAGCTGCCAGCGTTCGACGGCGCTGCGGTCTTTCCGCAGATTGATGCCGAACATCCAGCCGTGCTCCGCCACCGTATCGCGGGCCATTGCGGAGAATTCCATCGCGAGGCTATTGGTAGCGCTGGTCAAAATCACGTTCCGGCTGGGGTGCATGCCTAGGTAGTGGGCGGGGAAAAAACAACTCGTAAGGTACGACTTTCCATGGCGTGGCGGCATCTGCACAATCAGCCGGTCATTCGCTCCCGTTTCGATGTCCGTTAGTTCCCGGTCCAGGACCGCCATGTGCCGAGCCATTTTCCAAGGCTTGGCCGTTCCCTGGCTCACGTATCTGGCAAATAGCCCTGGGGTCACAATCTGCGTTGACAGTTCGGTGACGTAGGTAGTTGACATATTCGGGCTCGGCAAGAAGGGCAGAGATATCATGCACTTCAGCATGTCCCGCCGCGTGATAGTGCTCATGTTTGTCGCCAATTACTTTGTCTAGCAGCCTCAATGCGATCGCTGCGTTTTCTGCGGACATCATTACCAAGCATCGGGCCGCGCTAGTTGCCTCGCGCGGGCTGCTTGTAGGGTCTTCTGCGATATCACATTGCCGCTGGGCAATTTTGCGGCGACTCTTTTGCGGGATCAGCCACCCCTGTCGCAGGGCTCGCTCAATTAGCCTGGTATCGCGAATCCCGCGTTGCTGCAGCGCAGTGCCCCCCAAGCCCCCCTGGGATTTTTCTGGCTCATCGCTGTTGGGGGTGATCATTTCAAAAATCAATAAACCGGTTGATATAGCGATCGATACGTTCAATTTCCGCTTCGCGCTCACGCTCTTTTGCCTCTTGTGCTTCGCGCTCCGCTACTTGGCGGTCCTCTTCCTGCTTGGCCTTTTCTGCAGGCAGATCAACCAGCCGTATAGTAGCCCTTCGCTTCCTAGCTCGTGGCTTCTTGCGGGCCAAATCCGCAAACGTAACGAGCTTAACTCGCCTAACATCAAAGTCGAATTCCAGCATATTTTTAACTCCCCACCGTCACCGGGATCGTGACGATAATCGTCTCGCTGCCGGTCGGCTGAACGGTCAATACGACGTTGATCACGCTAGCCGTTGTGGCGGCTCCGCTCAGCGTGATCTCAAACTTGGCTTCGCTATCATCTACCCCGTAATCCACTGTTGTCATCTGGGCCGACTGCGCGCCGGTAAAGCTAGGCGCGCTCATGCCGAATAGGTTCGCTGCATTGGGGATTTGCGTGCCGCGAAAGTCGACGGACCACATGAGTGTTTCGCCTGGCAGCATGCGGATACGCTGGCCGCCAACAATGCCGAATGTACCGTCCCCACGACTACGGGCCTGTAGCCGGCGAGCAGGGGCTACGCTGCGCTGTTCCACGGGACCGCCTGAGCTGGCTACCGTATCGGC